TCTGAACCATAGCGTTGGATCCGCTACCCGCGAATTGGTTAATGAAGGACATATTTCTTGCGACACGCCAAAAATCTCTTGACCAGATTGTCAACTGTTCACTGGTCAATGAGCTAAAATTAGTATTAGCCATAATAATGTCTCCATTAAAAAATTAATTAACCAGTCGACTTTTGGAGCGACTTTTGTCCGTGTACCCTTTGTCGTTGGGGGGACGTTAGCGTGACTTTTACGGGTACGATCCCGGTTAGATTAACGCCGTAACGGGCGAAAAACAGTGTTTTATTGGACTGCTCCAAGTTAGATATCGTTCTAACAAACGAAACTTGTTTTATTTATAACACAAATCAGCCAAAATCACCACGCATTCTTTTTAAAGTTTCTGGTGGTAACGCGTCAAACTCCTCAGCCGATAGCGTGTTTAAATCAATTTTCTTTTCTGTTTTGTTTTTACCTTTCATAGCAGGTGGTTGAGACTCTGCAGCCTCTATTTTTTTACTTACATTAGCAACTTTTTTCTTTTCTGTTACTTTTTGCTCTACAGGATCTGGTGTTTTTGCGTCTACAGGGCTTGGCATAAGTAAATCTACTGCTTTTTGCAACGCTTCTGCACCCGTACGGCCTTGTATCATGTACGCATCGCGTAGATCTAGCACTTCTTGGGTCTTTACCTCATCATAAACAGCGCTAGTTTCGTCTAACATAGGGTAAATTTTTTGTATTTCTACTGCTTTTGCTTGTAATTCAGTAGCTTCGTTGCTTTGTTGGACAGTTTGGCCCATTCTAGACTGCATTTCGAACATCATTTGCTGTTTTTCTGCGTCTCTTATCTCTGCACGTAGCTTTGTGGCCTTATCTTGCTCTCCATTTAGCACTAATTCTTGGTATTCTTGCTCTTTTTCGTCAAAATTATACTCTGGAGCTTCTTTTATAGCTTCAAGTGGGGGGTTTTGGGCTTCGTCTAGCTGTTTTTGCAGCGCTTTTTGCTTTTGTAGCACTTCATCGAACCTAGATTTAGGTATCATTGGTTCTTTTTCTTTTTCTGGAGCTTCTCCGTCAGCACTTTCCGGTACTGTTCCCTCAGATTGTTGTGTATCTCCTGCATCATCTGCCAATACTTCTGTTTGTTCTCCAGTTTCTCCGTCTTCGCTCTCAACTTCTGCTGTTTCTGCTTCTGCTTCCTCTTCAGAGTCTTGCTCTGCCTCTTCAGTATCAGTCTTGAGTTCCTCTTCTGTAATTTCTTCAACTTCTCCCTCCTTGGGAAATTCTACTTCGTCGTCTTCTGACTTAGGTTCATCCTCAAAATTTAAATCTACTTTAAATTCTTTATTTGCATCTTCTTCGGACATTTGGTCCGCACCAGGTATACCGTCTAAAATTATTTCATTAGACTCTACGTCTGCGTTTTTTGCTTTTTTCTTTGCCATAATTATTTACCTCCTGTTGGTTTTACGGCTGCAGCGGCTAACTTAGCAGCAGCGGCTACATCGGCTTGAGCCTGTCTCATTTCGTTTGTCATACTTGATAAACGTTCACGTAAGCCAAGTTCCTCACGTTTCTGTTGTAGTTTACTCTGTAATTCAGCAACCTTCAACTGTGGTTCAGCTTCTGCTTGGCCAACTTTTGCGGCATTCAGAGCTGTTTCAGACTGCAACTTCGTAACTTCTGCTTCTAGTTTAGCTATCTCAAGCTGCGTACTTCTGATTTGTGATTCCATTTGGAATTGTTCTAACTGCATTTGTTGTTCAGATTTTTCACCTAGCCCTTGCATTTGTCGTATTCTATTTGCTACATCAGCTTTACGCGATAGGTGTGAATACTCAACAATCAAGTCATCTGGTATTGGTACTCCAACTTGACGTAGAGATATAGCTTCAGCAAATTGCATTTCATCAAAATTATCTCTAGCAGGAGCAGAACCAATAATTACGTCATACTCTCCTAGCTGTAAGTCATTAATCACTTCACCTTCTGGTGTCATCTGATTTACACGAAGGGGGGTTCTAGGTTTGTAAGGATCTTCTTCATCTGTTATTTGTATAATTCTTTCTTCTGTATAGTAAGTTTGTATTAAATTTAAAACAGCCTCAGCTAAATACTGTCGTGTCTTAACTAAATTAGTTAGAGGTACTTGCAATAACATAGAGCCCCTGTTCTGTTTTGCTTGTATTGCAACACCAGATACTTCGGGGCTATCGCTGCCCAACATAGAATCAGTAACACCACTGATAGCTTTTATATTCATAGCCGCTTTTTGTCCTAGTCTGTCTAGACCAGTAGGTATTTGGTTAGGTGGTATTTTTGCGGGCGGATTGGAGCCACGATTAAACTCTAAAACTAAGCCAGTTTCTGCACCATGTTCTTCTAAGTCATCTGCTGTCATACCGGATAGAGATCCTGACTCCACAATCCAACCACTGTTCGCTGTGGTGTTAACAATATGTAGTTCTTGAGAACTAATTTTGTTTAGTTGTTCTTGTGGGGACAACAAGTTTCTGACCATACCAAACGGCTTCCCTCTTCGAAAGTATGGGAAGTAAGGCACGATAGTAAAATGATTATAAGGAGACCAGTCGTCAAACAAAACAACTGTATCAGCTGTCACAGTCCAACGGACCTTTCGCATCTTCTTCTGGATAATATCTAACCCATACGTATCTGCGAAGTCTTCTCTTTTCTTTTTCCCCCAAGCGTATGGCACCTGTCTTTGGTCTCCCGTAACAGGGTCCACATAATACATACAATCTTTCAGCTGATAATACTGACGTTCTATTACACGAATAGATCTTAGTGCCCGAGCATTTTCTGGGTCAGCTGGGTATTGATGTCCATAGTTTTCTTGTTGTGTATCTCCATATCTTTCTTCTTCATAGTCCATAGAGTCGGAGCCAAGTGTGGCACCAGTCTCAGCAAGAAATCTTAATCTGTCTGCTTTTTGTTGTCCGTATACTTCTTCAATCTCATCTATACTCATCCACTTAGTTTCAAATATTTCATTCCAAGTTTTTGGGTCGGAATTTTTTGCGTCTGGATCTATGAGAATATCTAAAGGGTCTTTTGCTTCTATTCGTACTTCGCCCATCACATGATCATCGAAGTCAACACGAACATCAAAGTAACCACGGTCTTGGATTATACCGTCTTGAAAAACCTGGGCTTCAACCCAGTCTAATTTGTTATTGTCTGCTATTTGAGCGTAAACTTTTGTAAGCACATCTGCTACGTCTTGGTTGCCGCCACCTCTTGGTTTGAATTGTATGTCAGCTCTTTTTGCACTCTGTTCTCCTATGACAGCATTGATGGTAGGTAAGATAGTGTTGATTGTTAACGCTGGTCGGCCTTGGTCATCTAACTCTTGTATGTCAAACTCGTCCCACTGATCGCCTCTGTAGTAACGATCACATTTTTTGGCCATCTCTATATATTCTTCATGCCCGTTGTCTCGGGCTCGGGTGTAAGCATTGAACTGGCTTTTCGCCAACGTAAGTTCTTCAGCTTTCGTTAGCTTCTGTTTTGGTTTTTTACTTTTGTATGCCATATTATGCGCTCATCGCTGATTTCTTTTTCGGGCCTTTTGCTATATATCTTAACCTATCTCTCCATGAAGGTATATGTTCGGGTGCCTCATAAAAACTTGCAAACTCTGTCATCATCAAACCAACCCAGGCCAGTGCATCAACCTGGTCATCATGCACGCCGTTAGGAAAACGAAGAAGTTCAGCCACCATGGACCCTGTCCAAGTTGCCTCTTGTGGAAAGTAAACTTTACCTTGCTGCATTCTACCTTGAATGGCTCTAGCTCTAGCTTCTTTATCACGTCTCCCTATTTTTAAATCTTTAAAATATGCAGAGTGTAATCTACGCTCTGCCACACGTTTCTCTAGAAAAGGACCAATAGCCATTTCTATATGGCCCCTTTCTATCCCTACTATGCCTGGCCGCCATTGTTCGTAAAAATCTAATATTTTTTCTACGAGTTCGAATCCGTCGTACTTACCACGCACGACATCTACAACGTACATGTTATCGTATTCGTCTATACCAACAGTTACCCCTACTGAATAGTCGTTTCTGTCTCTTTGTCCGATAGCCAAGTCCCACGCACAGTAATAACGAAGTCTATCATAATCTATTTCATCTGGCTCATAATATCTAACCATATCTCTACTGAAATAATCACCTTCATCAGATACTGGGTTTTGTTGATACAAAGCAGTCCAGTCCCTAGGGCCGATCGCACGTTGTATCATTTCTAAAGATTCTAAGTTATATCTTTCTGGGTGGAGTGGTTCACCTTGTTTTCTGTAGGTCTCATCATCTTCTGCGATAGCAGGGTATTTGACTACTTCCCATTGGTCTGCGCCTTCTTCGCCGGCAGTCAAAAGCTTGCCAGCTAAGTCATCATCATGCCATCTAGTTAAGATGACCAGTATACCTCCACCCGGGGATAAACGGGTATAAGCGGTCGAGGTATACCA